TCAATGGTCTGTGTAACAGAACGAGGGATATTCAGCACCACACGTTCAACGGGATTTGAAGTCGTACCTTTCCCGTGCGGCATACCGTCGGAATTGACCGCCCCTAACGTCGAATAATACTGATCTTCGAGGTTCTTAATAACCCGCTCGTTCATTTTGATTGCTTTGTCTGCGTCCCTGTAATAACGCAGAATCACAATAACTTTTTCCCTGTTCACGTCCGCTTCCTCCGCTCTGCTTTAGGGCGGCTTATATATCCGCCGATAAATTCGTGTATTTTCCACCCGCCGGATTTCTGCCCGGTATCGCTGTTCGATTATCTTCGCCCGCGCCCTATTCCGCTTCCTCCGACGGACGCGCGGTTCAATGTCTATCGGCCCCAACTCTTCCGCCAGTTCACGAAATACCGCTGTCAGCTTGTCGAACGCCTCCCGAATCGCGCCCGAAATGAAGTTTAGTGCGCCCAAAATCTTTTCAGTTGCCTCTTCCACGGTAAACGTTGTTCTTTCAGCGTATTTTCTCGCGGCTTCTCTTATGCTCTCGGTCTGTTCCGCAGTAAATCCGGCCAATTCGATTTTGTCCATCTGCACGCCCTCACTCTTCCGCGGGGGAACAGATATATTCCACCGAACACAAGATTTTCAGCATCTTCCCGCAATGCGGACAATGCACAGGACCGACGGCCTGCGTCCCGAATGTGTTATATCGCGTGACCTGCCCCGCGTCGAACTTCTCACCGCAACACGGGCAAATCCCTTTCCCGACGCACCGCGTTTCTTTCTGCGGCTGTCTTTCCGCCCCCGTTTGCCCCTGCGCGTCCTCTGTTGGCTTTTCGACCCCCTCCGGGTCCATCTTCACCGCCTGCGGCTTCTGCCCGTTCTGCGCGTTCTGCGGGCTGTCTGCGGGGTGTTCCGCCCCCGGCGCTTTGTCCCATTCGATTTTCGGAGGCGGGACGGCGGAGGGAATGCAATGCGCCGCGGGCGGCGTGTGTTCGTCTCGCTCCCGGACGGGTTCAGCAGGCGGCGCGGTTTCTTCCGGTTCCTCCGGCGGCTGTTCGGCCTGCGGCGGGGGAGGGGGCGGGGCCGTCTGCGGCTTCCGCTCCCGCGCGGCCTTGATGGAGATTTCCCCGGCTCTCTGGTATTCCTCGAACGCGGCCCGCTGGTCCTCTTCCGGCAATCCCGCCAGTTCATAGGCGGTCGAAAGGTTTATGCGGTCTGCTTTCAGTTCTTCTTTGAACTCCGGGGACAGGTGGCGAATAATGGTGTCATACCGCCCAATCTGCGCCGGGCTGGTATGAAGCACTTTTGCGATAAAATCGCGGGTTCCGTCCGCCTGAACCTCGCTGTCCCCGAACACGGTTTTGACAATCCTTTGCAGGACGGCCACGAACCGCGGGCGGGTCTTTGCCTTTTCCAGCACGTCCCGCAAGTAGCGCACTTCCTCGATCTTGTCCCACGCCGTTTTCTCCCGCTGGGAGTTGGTGACAATCAGGTTCAGGCCGTCCCGGATTTCCTGATCTTCCGCCGCTTCCTCGTTCGGCTCCACGGAACAGGTGACGAATTCATATTGCGGCTTTCCATCTTCCACAAGGGCCAGCGACGCGAGGCGGCGGCGGTGGCCCGCAATGACTTTGTATTTCCCGCCGTCCAGCGGAACGACGGTCAGGTTTTGCAGAACTTTCCCGGCGATCTCGATTGCCGCTTTCAGTTCTTCAATCTCCCGCATGGAATAGAAATTATCTTCCGACGGCACAAGGTCAAAGACGCTGATTTTCTTAATCTCGCTTTCAGCGGGGCGGGGCGGGTTGTCCCCGCCCTCCGCCGCCTGCCGCGACGCATTGTTCAAAATCTGATTCAGATTGAATTTTCCCATGATGTACGCCCCTTTCTGTCCGAATCGGACGGTTTATCTGTGTACGCCAATTCGTCCGGCACCTGTAATCAGTTCGAACGCTTCCCGGCACCCGTCCGGGTCCCCGCAACCGGGCCAGAATCCCGCTCGGCAAAAGCGTTTGTCCGTCACGTCGTCCACGTCCAGCCGATCACAAATCCCGCATTGATACGCCCGTATTTTCCCGTTTTTGCAATACTCCGGGGACAACTTCTTTTCCCTCATGCCTTTCCCCTCTGCAAATATTCCCGCACGAAAGCGATATAGTCCATAGCGGTCCCGCTCCGGCGGCTGTATTCCGCAATCGGCATTTCCGAAAAGGTGCTTTCGGTGACTTTCTCCGAATACCGAATGCGGGTGTCAAATACGGGGTATTCCGGGCGGCTCCGCAACCACGCTTCGCCCTGCTTCTCTGCGTCGGCCCGGATAAAGCAAGTAATCAGGCACCCGGCCAGCCGCAAGCGCGGGTTCAAGTCGTCCCGCGTGTCCTCGATCTGTTCTTTCAGTTCGGCCAGCCCGTCGAAAGCGTACTTGTCAATCTTAATCGGAATAATCACGTCATCGGAGGCAACAAGGGCGTTTATCGTGGAAATGTTGATGTCCGGGGCGTTGTCGATAATGCAGAAGTCATATTGCCCCGCTACGGGGTCCAGCGCGGCCCGCAGACGCGTTTGCTGTGGCCGGGTGGTGTCCATCAAGACTTCCATATTTGCGCGAATCAGCGTCATGTTAGCGGGCAATACGTCGATATTCTCGAACCGGGTCTTTTTGATGACCTCCCGCACGTCCAGCCGCCGGGCGGTCAGAACGTCGGAAAGGCTCTTGTCATCGTAGGAATGGACCCCGAATGCCTTTGACGTGTTGCCCTGCTTATCGTTATCCACAAGTAAAACCCGCTTTTTGTGGAAAACCGCGAGGACGTGGGCCATGTTGTCGGCGGTCAGCGTCTTTGCCACGCCGCCTTTCAGGTTGATAATGGAGATAATTTTCATCGGTCAAACCTCCTTGTTTTATTTCTCCCGCTCGACGGCGGGGTTCTATGTGCGCCGCCGCTTCCGCCGCGGGGCTTCCTGAATCTTCACCAGCGGACCGCGCCCGTCCAACTCATACAGAAACACGGCTTCCCCGGTCTGCGCGCTGTACTGGCACACAATGTCGGTGATCGTGCGTTCCTCCGCCGGGAAGCGGAACACCAGCCCCGGCGGGTGGATTTCGCGCCCAACCGTGATTTTGTCGCCTATCTCATAGGGACATAGGGCGGAGATTTTTACTGTTTTCATGCGTTCGCCTGCTTTCTTCCTGCTCTGCGGCTATCCGAACCGCCGCTTGATGAAGTCCACGAATTCCGGCGGAAGCGGGCCGCTTTCATCCCCTGCAATCAGCATTACGCCTCCGCTTTGTGTCGCGGCTTCCCGTTGTTCCGGGCGCGGGGTCGCGGCAATATGGACCAGCTTTCCGCTGTTGTCCAGTTCATACAGGAATGTAACGGTCCCGTTCTTCACGCTATGTACGCACACAATGTCGGTGATCGTGTGGACCTCTTCGACAACCGCCGCCGGGTCAAGTCTGAACGTCTCCGCCTCTCCCGGCTTCACTCTCCGGCGGCTCTTGATTTTGTCCCCGATCTCAAAAGGGCACGTTGCGTTGAATGCCGCAAGTTTCATTGTTCTGCCTCCATTTCTCCGGGGAAATTGATGATTTCCCCGGTGCTTTCGTCTACGTTGATTCGGTACTGTGTTTTGTCTATGGCTTCCGTCGCGGGTCGGTCTATCTTCTTTTCCGCCAGCGCGCGGCTACATTGCCGGGCCAGCGCGGAAAGGTGGTAGACGAACTTTTCATTGATGACGTTATACGGCATGATGACCGCCGCAACGAAAAGCCCGGTCTTTGCGACAATGTACGTCATTCCCTGCGGGGTTTCCCGCTCGTACAACTGCACCATGTCAATTACATCTTCCAGCGGCGATAAATACTTGTTCTGAATGAACGAAATCCCGTTCCGCGTTTGCAACGGCTTCAACACGCCGCCGTCGTACACCAGTGAAAGGCTCTCTTCGTCAATCCGGTGTTCCGTCTGGTCCGTGTCGGAAAGGTTGATTCCCTCCGGCGCGCGCTGGTGACGAAATATGATCTTCTCTTGCTGTTTGGCTGAAATGTCGAACATGGAATAGATATTTTCTTCATCCATGTACGGAAGTCCTGTGATCGGGTAAATTGCGGATGAATCCCCAAGCCATTGTGAAACCTCTCCGCCGGATTCCTCCCGGTCATACAGACAGAAGATTTTCGTTTTACTGCAAAGGGAAGCGACTTTCTTTAGCTTCATGTGGGTTCACCGCCTTTCTTTTCGAGGTATTCCCGCATGACACGGACAGCCACGCGGCACGCCTCTTCCGTGGCCGCAAGCACCGCTTCCGAACCTCTGAACCCTCCGAAATACCGATAACCAAACAGGGCGGCGCGTCTTGTCTCCGGGTCAAGAATCGCTATGGCCTCTTCGATGGTCATTTTCTGTTGTTCACCCATTCCGGCTTCCTCACTTTCTGCGCCGCTTCCTGCGCTTCTTTTTTTGTGGCCGGGGCGGAGGTGTGGCCGTCTGCGGCTCCGGCACGATCTCTTCGCAAAGAACTTCGATTTCCTCCACGTCCTCCGGCTGAAAACATAGTGTCGCGCCGGGGTCGTAGGTCCCCGCGGCCCAATCCGCCTTGAACTGTTCAAGGTCGTTTTTGTATCGGGGGAACGGGTGGACCTGCTCGGAATGATAAATTGCCATCATCATTCGTTCGTCGTCCTCCGGGTTCCAGTTATGCAGGTGATAGGCTTCGTGGTTGTCGTAGTCCCAAAGGGACAGCAGGACCACCAGCCCGTCAAACTCTTCATTCGCCCGCTGAATGCTCTCGAAATCCCGGTATGTCATGCCCTGTCCGGCGTACCACTCCCGGATTTCCTGAATGGTCTTGCCGCCCGTATGGAGGCGGCACCGAATGACTTTCGGTTGATAGGTCATGTATTTTCACCGTCGCTTTCCGTTGTAGATGACCACCATCGACGGGAACGGGGCGGGGGCGTATGCGTTGCCCTCTTCATCGGTGAAGCGTAGCCGCCCGCGCACAAACCGGATTTCCGCTTTCCCGTATATGTAGTCGTGAAAGTATGCTGTGTCTGTTCTGGCCGGAATCAGAAGAACAACCGTTGTCCCGCTCCGGGATTCTTCATAGGCTTTGCGAACCCATTTCCCGGTTTCCCGTCCGTATGGAGGGTTACACCAAACAGCACCCCCCCCGCAGGATTCCAAGGACTATTCAAACCATCGGTTTCCGGCGTGTAGTACGCCGGGCATTTTGCACTTTTGGCCGTCGCCGCCGCGTCCAGCACAAACCCGAATTCATCATTCAGACGATCGAAAAAGTCTTGCGGCGTGCAATAGTCCATTTTCTTACTGCTCAATAAGGCCGCATTCATTCCGCGTCCTCCATGCCCCGCTCCTTTGCGGCTTTTACCGCCGCCGGAATATCCCCGCGGCCTGCGCCCTCAACCTCCACGCGCACAACGTCGCCCGTTCGATATACCGCAATTTTCCGGGCCGGGCTAATTGCCTTGACGATCTCCACAACAGCGCCACCCGCCGCGGCTACCAGAACCACGAACCCCAGCCAAACCCAAAAAGACGAAAAGATAAATCGCAAAAACTCCATGTCTCTTCTTCACTCCTTTTTAATTTCTACCGTGCAAATTGTGTCGTTTCTCGAACCTCCGTGCGGGACAATAAGTACCCGCTCCATCGAAAAGCCGCGTTTTGCACCGCATCCCATACTATTCCAGCCAAAACATATAACTTTTCCACCCGGCTTCACTATTCTTGCAATCTCGTTCTTCGCCTCACTCCAAAACGTCATGCGTCCATCCCACCCATCAATTCCGATTCCGTCATAGCATTCTTTTACCTGTCTTTGCGAATATGGTGGGTCATATAAAACACCATCCACCGATTTGTCCTTGAATTTTTTCAGAAAATCTATCGCCTGTAAATGATAATCCGTCGGTCGTTCAGGATTAAGATCGTTTGTTATCGTTGCAGGGCTACACTCTCCCGCGTATGGGTCAACCCACAACCCATCCGTTATTTCCTGCATGAGTAATTCTTTTATGGGCTTGATTCTGAACGTCCACTTATTAGGCATTGCCCATTGCCTTTCTATCTTCATTTGCTCTTTCCACCTTCCAATCTGTCGGCTATGTGCAAAATTCCTGTCATTGCTTCCCGAATATTCGTGTCTGTGCCTGCCGTGATGGAAAGCACCCGCGCAATGTCCCGCAATTCCTCCGCCGCGGCCACGGCCTCCGCCGCCGCGCCGGATTCTTTCATGCAGTCCGGGCAAAGTGCCAATCCCTCCGCCGTCCGCTTCCCGCACCGTTCGCACGCTTTCAGTTTCATAGCGCGCCACCTATACCGGATAGCCGAACACGACAAGGGTTCCCGTTAGCACCGCGCCGATCAGGAAGAAAAGCCACGCGGCCAGAAGAACCACAAGGGCGGTTTCCGCCCAATCCGCCGCGCGCAAGGCCCACTTCGCCGCAATCAGCGGGCCACGCCTGCGCTGTGCGGCCCGCTTCGCCTCCGGGTCCCCGCGGTTCAAGTCGTATGTATTCGCCTTTGTAGCCGCGGCCAGTTTCGGCGTGAAGTGTTTTCGCACCGTGAAGATCACCCAATAGGCGATCATAAGCAAAATTCCTGCGTTCATCGGTTTCTCTCCATTTCTCCGGCGTGGCCCCGTAGGGCCAGCATTTTTTCACGAACCAGCTTGTCAACGACGCGGCCCGGCGTTTTCTGCCCACTCATGGTCATAAGCCGTTCGAGGTTATAGGCGGTCTGCGGTGTTACCCGAACCGTTAATTTCTGTCTGTGCTGTTTCTTCATTGCTCCCGCTCCTTTCGTGCGCGTAGTCGAGGAATAGAACCGCTCCGTTGAATCGGACCCGCCACGGTTCGAGGTCCGCCGCGGTGACGTATTTTCTGCCGAATCGCTCTTTCATGTCCCGCCAGACTTCCCACGGAACAAAGAAAAAGTCATTTCCGATTCCGGCGCACACAGCGGAGATTGCGCCGTGCTGGTGGTGATGTTCCAGCGCGTCCCGCTGTTCCTGCGTTAGAATGTCCCATTTCAGGCGGTCCGTGGTGGTGTACTTCGCTTCAAAGACGATAGACCGCCCGCCCGCAAGCGTCCCTTGAAAGTCCGGCTGTGCGCGGGCCGTGAACCGCCCCTTGAAAATCCCGTCGCGGCTCTTCTCCAACACGCGGAACGGTTCAGGCGTTTTGTCAGCCGTCGCCCGCCCGCGGGACGCATACAACGCGCACGCGGCTTTTATGGCCTGCTCGAAAAAATGCCCCTGCGCGTTGTTGACCTTGTTTTGGTAGCGCATGGCCGCGCGTTGGTGATCTATCTGCATCGTTTATCCCTCCGTTTTCTCCCGCTCCCGTTCGTCATGGTCTGGACAGGGGAACGGCTCTGTCCGGTAGCACTCTTCGCAACATTCGTCGCACACGGCTTCCCCGCGGCGGCGGTAGTATTCGCAAGGGTGGACCCGCTCGACGGGCTTTCCGCATATCGCGCAATTCACGGTTCCACCCCGCTTTCCAGCGCGGCCCGCCGGGTGTGGTGGTTCATTCCCCCATGTGTACGGCTCCCCGCCGCAATTATCGCGGAACAGGCACTTTCGGCAAGCATCGTCCGCCGTCCTGCCGTCGCAATATTCTTTGATAACGGCAACTGCGGCGTTCAATGCCTGCGCCTGTTCTATCAGGTTGTCGCGCTCCATTCGTGCAACCTCCGTTCTTTGTGACGCTCCAAGTATTCGCCCCAGCTTTCTTTCAGGTATGACCGCCCGTAAATAAACCGCTGTGCGAATTCTTTTTGAAGCGCGTTTGGTATGATTCCTTTTCTCTCGTTCCGCTCCGGCTGGGCGTATATGCTGATACCCTTTAGGCGTTTCAGCCGTTCCACCCGGTAGGCCGCGTTTTCCACGTCCTCCGTGACAAGCAGGTAAATAAACAGGTTATACGGCTTCTTCCCGTGGTTCCCCAGCAGTTCCGCCGCCCGCTCGATTGCTTCAATCTGCGGTATCTGGTCGCACGAAAACCGAATGAATCGAATCCACGTCAGCCGCGCCAGTATTCCCGCTATGTGGTCATCGACCAACCGCGCGTCCATGCCTTGATTTAGGTCTATCGCGTACCCGCTCCCGATCATGCTTTCAAGCTGGGAAACCCCGTATTCGGAAGCAAGAATGTTGTTGTCCATCAAAACAAGTTTGTTCGTGTCAGGGCGCACAATCTGTTTCCATTCCCTGTACGGCTTTATTCCGCCCTCTTTTTCCGGGACTACGCACCACGGGCAATGATTCGGACAACCGCGGGTCAAATAGCCTATTGCGTAATCGCATTCCGGGTAAATGCTGTAATCAGGAAAGGCCGCGTCGATCTCCGGCGGCAACTTCTGGTTTAGCGGTATGTCGTCATATCCTGTCCCGCCGCGTATTGTGTCCGGCGGCAAGTACAGGTTTTCCGGCGTGAAGTCAAAGACTTTGCTTGAATACACCCGGTCATAATGGCACATAGGGGACCACCATTCGACGGAATCCCCGCGGGCTTTGTGGTATGCCGAAATCTTCATCAAGGCATAGTTCGGAAAGGTCTTGTGCTTCATGTACTCCTGTTCCGCGTCGTGAAGTCCTATCCGCATAGCGCACCCCGCTTCACAACTCCACAATTCCGCCGATGTTGTCCACGTCTGCCCGTGTGACGCTCCGGCGTTTCAGAATTCCCGCAATCACGGTTCCGTACTTTTCCCAGCGCGCCGACACAAGAATGAAATACCGCAATTCCGGGTTCATCGTTGCCTGAATTTTCAATGCCCCCAAAAATCCGGTCGTCAATCTCCGTTTTCAAGGGATAGACGGCAATTCTTCCTGTGTCCTTGTCAATTTCGCGGCAAATCGCCATAAGGCGCATAGGCTTCCGCGGCTCTTGCTCCGGGCGGCGCGTCTCCCGCTCGGACCGCCTGCAATCGCATAGTTCGCCCGCGTCCAAATGCGCCCCGCAATTCGGGCATTCCCGGTAAGGCGTTCCCATGTTGACCGCTCCTTTCTATTCTTTCTTCCTCAATTTCAGGTATATTGACCAACCCGTGAAATCGTTGTATTTGTACTCAATCCCGTAATCTTCGTCCGTCAGGGTCCAGCCGGGATATTTCTTTTCCCAAAACTCCCGCCCCGGACGTTCCCGCGCCCACTTCTCAATCTGCCGCCGATTGTACTTCCCGTCATTCGTTCGGCTGGTGGGGCGTTCAAGGTTCTGCGAGGAAGTCCACCGCTTCTTCCCGCCGCTTTGCTTCACAAGGTAGACACAAAGGGCGGCTATGCCGTTTTCATCGGCTTGCAGGCGGTCAGCGTTGCAAAATCCGATTCGATCGCCTTTCTTCTGGCCCTTGCGTTTTCGCTTCCTCCACAGCTCTTCCACCACGTCACGGTCTAACCCGCCGTTCATAACGATATGGTGATGAATACGAACGGGTGTGTCGCTGTTTCGTTTGGTGGTGTATGACGTGATCAGCAGATATTTCAGCGGCGGCAATCCCTCTTTCTCCCTGCGGTATGAAATCCGGCGGAGGTAGTTTGTCGCTTCCCGTTCCGCGTCCTCCACCGTGGCCGGAAGATATTTCGGGCTGTATGTAGCCGATACATGAAGCGCGTCCGGGTCGTCCCCGAAATTCAGGTTTCCAAGCTGGATAAAATATCGCCGGGCGTTTATGTCGTTCAGGTTCTTTTGCTTTGGCTCCGATTCTCGCACTTTCTTCGAGCGGGTCCGCCTTGTGGCTCTGTACTGCGCGTCTGTGTACTGGAATATGTCAACTTCCCGGTAACTCTTTCCGCAATAGATTTTCTTTTCTCTGATAAATGTTCGCACTTTGCTTCACCCTCTTTCTGCGGATGATGAAGCGGGCGTGTCCTGTCTTTCCGGTCTGCTCCCCGTCAGGGCGCAAAGGGGGAAGAGGGTTCCTATCCTGCGCCCCCTCCCTCTTCCCCCTTTGCAATCCCCCTTTACCCTCGGCGGCGCAAAAAGAGAAAGTGAAGAGGGAAGAGGACGTGGAGTAGGACCGCTGAACCCGTGCTTTCTTCCTGTCTGCGTAACAA